TCATATTTATAATCGCGTTTTGTCAAGCTCTGAAATTTTGCAAAACTTCAACGCTCAACGTGGCAGATTTGGTATTTAGTGTAATTTTTCTTATATATTTTATGAATTATGGTCCAAAAATAGTAACAAATGGATTGGTATTGGCACTCGATGCTGCTGATAAAAAAAGTTATCCCGGTAGTGGAACTAATTGGACTGATCTAAGCGGAAACAATAATACAGGAGTTTTAACAAATGGTCCAATATTTAATTCAGCAAATGGAGGAAGTATTGTTTTTGATGGCACTGATGATAATGTTCAGTTGGGTAACGCATCCAATTTTATTTCTGCCAATGGTGTAACTGTGAATTGTTGGGTTAAAACAAATGTAATAGAAGCTTATAAAAAAATATTTGTTACAGTAACAGCTGGTACACAATCAATAACAGGCGTTTATTTTTCATTGGGTCCATCTCCTTACAATTACTATTTTGGTATTAATGGTGTTCAAGCAGCAATATCTACCACCAATTTATCAACATCGCAATATAACAATATATGTGGTACATACGATAAATCAAATATCAAATTGTATCTAAATGGTGTTTTGTTAGCAACTGCAGCTTATACCACCAGTGTAAGTACAAGTGGTATAGGTCGAATATCAGGTTATGACAATGGTGGTGAAATTTGGGATGGTAACGTAGCATCTGTTATGGTATATAATAGAGGACTAACCGCAGCCGAAGTACTTCAAAACTACAACGCTCAACGTGGTAGATTTGGATTGTAATTTTTTTCTATATATTATTATATAGTGTAAATCATTAATACATGGATACAGTAGTAATAAACACGCAACCAACTAGCGAAAGAAATGTCGCCCAACTTCGTTGCACATTGGGTAATTTCGATTTCATGGGTCCACTTCGCGGACCTTGTTTATGGGTTGAAATGTTTAACCCAAATGGTTTACCATTTGATGCGCAATATGTTAAAATTGATGGTCCTGATTGGCAAAATTGGCCATGCGATCAAACAGATGAACAAGATTACGAATATCTTTCTAACGTTATATTACGTAAAGTTAATTTAGATTGGCAACATTATCTAAAATTCACACAGTATCCACAAAATTATTTATATAGTGGTCAAATGGATTATGTTTTTAGCTGTGCTGCTGAATCTTATCCAACTGGAAGTTTTAATTATCAATGGAGAAAAGATGGGATAGATATAGTTGGCGCGACAACTAATACATATACTCTTTCTAACGCTGCAGAATCAGAAACAGGTACTTATTCTGTAGTTGTTTCTAATAGCGAATATACAATTACAGGTAATGGATATTTATATACTTCTGGTACATATCCAATGTTGTAGGTGTAATAATATATATGGTCACATACAGCGTACATAATTTGGCGGATGAAATTTTTGCCAATGAGTTTGAATATGATAGCGGTTATGCTCAATTTTATTTTATTAGTGGCTGGTTAGCCAATAATATTGGTCTACTTAATAATAAAATATTTACTAGTTTTAGTGTTGAAAATAGTGAGTTTACTCCAACTGATCAATTTAAACAAGAAGAGCGCGCAATATATAAGCAAATGTATTTGTATGAGTTTTATACAAAGAAAACTCGTCAGGTTTTAAGAGGTATTGATTCTAGTGTTGATTTTATTTCATTACGCGAAGGTGATACAGCAATCACAAGAACAAATAAAAACGAATTAGCAAAAACATATCGTGGTTTAGCTAATGACGCTAGAGAAGAAATGGAGAGATTAGTTAGTTCTTATAACATATATCAAGCAGCGCCGCGTCAAGTTGCAGGTGAAGATGGTTCACCTATTTTTACTGGTTCAGGATATTTTTGTTATCCTTAATAATATTATTCTTCAATAATTTAAATAATATAAATAAAAAACCCCAGCCTTTCGGCTGGGGTTTTTTTGTTGTTTATTTTTAGTAATTTCTAGCAGTACCAATACCGTAGAAATTAGTTAATAGTCCAGATAAGCCTAAATATGGATAAACTCCACTCCAGTTTGAAGCTCCGGGAGTTGCTATGCCTGTGCCATAGCTTCCGCTCATGAACACGCCGTTGGAATTATCGTTTGCACCACCGATTTGAATGGAATATGTGAGATCAACAGTTTCATTACCACCAATATCTGTTGAATGATTTTCGCTTGTTAAAATAGCTCCTTTGAATGCGAACGCGATTTTAGCTTGGGTGCTTTCACCGATGTCAGCGCATTTATTTAATGTAATAGTGAAGTCTTTAGCGGGTTGATCGCCACAAAGAATATTAAACATATCTTTATTTTCGAGTTCATTAACAAGGGCGTTAATTGTTACGTCCATGTTTAATGGAACTTGAACAACTCTGTTATAACCGAATAAAGTACCTAAGCGGCTAAGAACTGTTCTTGCAAGAGGAATTGTGAATCCAAAGCTTTGTACTCTAACACTGTTGTCGTTAAAGTTGGTAACTTGAACCATTGGATCTTCTAATGCAGAACTTGAAAGCGAAGAAGATAATACAATATCACCGGGGCGCAATGCTGATACTGAGGCAGCGCCAGTACCAAAAGTGTTGTTAATTTGATTGGCGTTTATCTTATAAGATTTATTGAATCCCGTAATTCTCGAAGCGGGAGAATTTGAGGTGTCAATCGCTGGAGATGAGCCTGTATATCCGAATGAGCCATTACGACCAACATCGCTCTTGATGTTAAATCCTTCAATTGTGACGTTAGCTGTTGGAACTTCACCTACAGAAGCTGTAAATGAATATTCAGTTAAGAAACCGTTACCAATTGCAACAACACTATCTGTGGAGCTTGTTGTAGAAGCGCCAACAACGTCTTCGCCTTCATCAACAGTTAAAATATAATAATTTTGTCCTTGAGTTTCTCTTAAAAAGCCAGAAAGAGCGCTTGCTCCAGTAGCCATTGCTGTATCAAAATCTGGAGCGCCTTTTTTGCCTCCTTCGACTCCACCAAAGTTAAATCCAAGTAAACGTTCATTCAAACCGTCTGTGAGGTAATAGCTAAAATCAAGAGTTACGGTTGGTGGTTCATTAGCAATTGTGGCTAAACGAGCGAGTTTACCAAATTCATTAATATCTTGACGATTAATTGTGAAGTTGAAATTACAATTTTGTACGCGATCTAGTTTATAAAGAAGACCTGTACCGTTAATAATTTGATCATTTCCTAGACCTGATGGCATTGTTCCGGTTCTTACAAATTGTTTTACAGTATCAGCGTAATTAGCGTATCCAGTATCTGTGTATGGACTAAGTAGATCAGAAGGCGCAGCAACATTATGTACCCAATTACCTGATGGCCAAGTTTGCATACCAGTTGAATTTGGTCCAATGAATAAAGCTTTGCTTTGATAGATTATACGATTTCTTGACATATGTTTTTGTTAGTTAAATTGTTATTTATTTTTACAGATTTTTTATGTGTATGGGAAATTATATTCTGGGGTATCGGGTATTGCCTATTTCGAAATCAATAAATCCAATGTGCAGTGTTGGGTTCAGTTCGCGCAATACGCTATCGCGTATTTTGGACGTATTTACATCATAAATATAACAAGGTGTAGTTACTGTTGAGCTTGTTATTGCGTTTTTATAATCATAACCAGTTGGATAAATGCCTGTTTTAAGTTTATAAAATTCTCCTAATGGATGACCTGTCATTGGTATAACTTTAAAACAAGTATTATATGAATCCGCAAATGTACTTAAAAATCCATCTAACTGATATAAATTTTCACAAAATGCGACTACCTTAACTCTTACAGAAGTTTCATCTAAACCACCTAAAGCATAACCTTGATTGTCCATTGTTTCAATTGAACAAAAAGCTGCTGGAGTTACTGGATTATATGGACTAATATAATTTTCAGCTACAGTAAATCTGCTGTTTGTAATGTATTTATTTTCAATAATTAAATCATCTTCGGGCTGATCAGTTATATAAGTATTTATTTCTTTTACTGTATAAGTTCCAGTTATATTTAAACCAGTAGATACGCCGCTATTAAATATTGCGCGACCATTATCAAAATCAAAAAACAAACCACTAGTTCCTGTTGGAACAAAAGTTCCATTGATTGTTAATCCGCTTGGAATAATTGCATTCGGGATTCCATTATCATAAACCCATTGTTTGTATGGGCTGCCATATACAACTTTGCCATTACCAAGTCTGTCATCTGAATAATTATAAAATTTTGTAGTTTGTGTTTGATAAGCTTCGCTTTTTGTCATTATAAAACGATCAAACCACAAAAAGAAAGAAGTCATTATATCGTGCGAATATTTCGGTATCATAATTTATATTTTTTTTCTATATCTTTGATTCTTTGATTATATTTATTAATTAAATCGGAAATATATTTTATATTTCGATATCTATATTGAGGGCGTATTATTTTTTGAGATTGAACGCCCAATCCAGATCGACTGTTTTTTGTTTTTTTAAGATAATATCCAAGACCTGATAATCCTTCTTCGATTCCTTTTGCCCAACTGCGACCAATTGCCCAAGGTAGCGGCGTGATTAAAAATATATCTTTTGCAGTTGGTATTTCAAAAGTGTATGAAATAAACCCTCTTCGACCAAAATTTTTACGCATTGCTGATTGCTGTAAAAGATTTCGTACAGGTTCAATAGGCTTGTCGTTTGCTTCAAATCCAATAAAAGAAAACAAATTTGTAATACCACTTAAAGTATTAGAAACATTGCTAGCATAAATACCGCCTTCAATTTCAACAGTTACAGGATGATTATTAAACTCAGTTAATATTTCTCTTTTTACTTTTTCAAATTCTTTTTCAACAATATCGTCAGCAAACTTAGTATATACTGATTGAGTATTTAATTGATCCAAGATCTCATTTAAATCTCTGTCGTCTATTTTCATATTATGGATCAGGCTTTAAATATAAAGTATAATATTGATTATCAAATAAACCATGTCCTCTAAAAGCTGAATTTACAACGAATCGTTTACCGTCTAAATCAAAACGTCTTGCATCTTTTATGAATTCGTAATCTTCTGCTGCAATTTTTAATCTGACGGTTCCAACTACAGCTTGCAATTTAATTTGTGTATTAACTTCACCTTCGCTCCAATATTTTTTACCAATGTCGTTATTATAAAAAATTCTTGCTTTAAATTGCTTGTAAACAGGTGTATTGATAATAGATGTGGTTTGACCAGCAGTATTATAAAGTGGGTTAAAATTAGGATCAGTGATAATGACTACTTCTGAAGCTTCTTTATAAACAGTAATTGTGCGTGCAAATGTTTCATGCACGTCGTCGATTACTTGATTCAATTGTTCTTTTTCGCTCGCTGATAATAAACTGGTAGCCATATTAGAAATTTAATATATAATATTTACAATAAGTATGTCTAAGAATATTTACACATTTAATGTCCAAAAGAAAACAAAAGTAGAAGAAAAAAGAGTAGAAAAATACATGGACGGTGAAGTCGAGAAGGAAAGAACGATCACCGAAATGATTGAAAAAGAAGTTCCTGTGGAAATTCAACTTCGAGAACCAAATAGAAAACAGGTTCAAGAAGCTGAGTTAATTTATTCTGTTGAAATGAGTAAGGCGATTAAGCAAGGTATTCTTACAAAGGCAATGTTGCTTAATAAATATAAAGATACTGGCGGACTTGCCAGCGAAACAGATGCAAAGCAACTAGTTGATCTTTATAAAGAACTTGAAAAACTACAAACAGCAGTTATTTCTTTGCGTATTGTTGCTGAAGCTGAAAGAACGGAAGAGCAAAAGGAAGAGTTGCTAAGTAAAGAAGCTCAATTATTGGGTCTTCAGAAAGAAATCGTTGCTCGCGAAACAAGCTATTTAAATTTATTCAATCATACAGCTGACACAAGAGCGCAGAATCGTTCTATTTTATGGTATGTATTAAATTTGTCCTATTTCAAGGATCCAACAAAGAATCATAAAGACTTTGTTCCAATTTTCGAAGGTAAGAACTTCGAAGATAAAGAAGATTATTTAACTGTTCTCGAAGATTCTCAAGATCCTCTTTACGCTGAAGTTTATTTGAAGTTAGCAAGCATATTTAGCTACTGGTTCTTCTCTGGAACAGCAAATAAAGATGAATTTGATAAAATCGTCAAGGGTGAATAATGGATGACGATTTGCAGTTAAAAAAGCTATTTAAAGAAATTTGCCTTGGTGCAAGTCCTTTAAAAACAGATTTTATAACTGGTTTTGTTAAACATGTAAGCATATTTGAGCAAAATGTTATTGATGAGGCGCGTTTGCAATATATAGAAAGAGCAAAAAGCATGGGGCTTCCTACCGTTGAGGAAGCCCTTGCTGATTTATATGAAGAGGGTTATTGGACAAAAAACGAAGAAAACACAATAGCTCAAGAAGAATTATTTGTTAAAAAACTATATGATCAAAAGAAAAATACATATCTTAAATCGCAAATTGATTCTTTTAATAAACAGATAGAAGATTCACTTAAAAAAATAAACGAGTTAAAAAATAAAAGAAACTCATTTCTTGGAAATACATGTGAGAATTTTGCTGATCAAAAAATAACAGAAGATTTCTTAAAAAATACTTTGTTTAAAGATTCTGATTGCAAGATTCCATTGTATACAGAACCGGAATTCGATGAAATTCCAGTTGGTCAGTTAGGTGTTTTAATTCATTTTTACAATAAATTAAATAAAGATTCTTCAGACTCTAATATTCAAAAAATGGTTTTGCGCGATTTTTATAGTTATTATATGCCTTATTGTGAAGATCCAATTCACTTTTTTGGTCGCCCGATTGTTCAATTAACATTTAATCAGATTAAAATGTTATTGTATTCAAGATATTTCAAAAATGTATTAAGTCATAACGATAATATTCCAGAGGAATACAAGAAAGATCCAGAGAAGATAATTGATTATGTAAATGCAAATGAAAAAGCTAAAGAAGTAAAAAGTAAAGCTAAAGAAGGACAAGCTGAATCAATCGTAGGCGCAACAAAAGAAGATTACGATTACATAAATATGAAGAAAGGTAAGGTTAAGTCATTGTCTTTATCTGAAGAAGCGAAGAAAAAGGGCGGTAGTCTTGATATGAAAGATCTTATGAATTTAATGGGAGTTTGATATTTTTTAGGTGTAAATTAAAACATGGCAGTCACGATTAATGTACAAGCGAGTCAAACAGCTTTAGCTCAAAGTATAGCACAGGGTGTTGCAGCATATAATGCCAGATTTGCTAGTCAAAACCAATTAAATTTAGGAATTGATCCTAAAACATTTTCTCAGCCTTTAGGTAGAATTACTGGCGATTTAAAACAATTTGAATCTGCTCTTGCTGCTTCCAATGCTCGCGTACTTGCATTCGGCGCTTCTACAGCGGTTATCGGTGGTGTTGCAAAATCGTTTAAAGATTTAGCTAGTTCTACAATTGAAGTTGAAAAAGCTTTAGTAGATATTAATCGCGTTTTAGCTCTTTCATCATCTGGTTTACAAAAATTTTCTAGTGATCTTTTCGGTGTTGCAAAAGCTACGGCTTCGAGTTTCCAAGACGCTTCTGAAGCTGCTCTTGAATTTTCTAGACAAGGTTTATCTACAGAACAAACGCTTCAAAGAGTTTCTGACGCATTAACTCTTGTTCGTTTAACTGGTGTTTCGGCCAAACAAGCGGTTGAAGATTTAACAGCTGTAACTAACGCTTATGCCCAATCGTCTTTAGATACAACAACTATTTTAAATAAAATCGTTGCCGTAGAACAACAATTTGCCGTTTCCGCAGCAGATTTAACAAGCGCTGTATCTCGTACTGGTCAGGCCGCTCAAGAAGCTGGTGTTAATTTTGATCAATTAAATGCTTTAGTAACTTCAGCTCAAGAAAAAACTGCGCGTGGTGGTGCTGTCATCGGTAACGCATTAAAAACAATTTTTACACGTTTACAACGTCCCGAAACTTTAACTCAACTTGAAAATTTTAATATCGCTGTTAGAGATATTGAGGGAAATGTATTACCGGCAGTACAAATTTTACAAAATTTAGCCGCGTCATATAATTCACTCGCTGATACTTCAAGATCCGCTTTAGCAGAACAGGTTGCAGGTGTTTATCAAGTAAACATTCTTAAATCAATTTTATCTGATTTAAATGATCAACAGGGAAATTATAATAAAGCTTTAGAAATTGGTGCAAAAGCAACTAATGAAGCGCAACAAGCTAACGCTGCATTAAACGTTACTCTTGCAGCGCTCATCTCTCAAACAGGAACTAATTTACAACAACTAAGCAGTAATATTGGCAAAGTAACTTTTGAACCTGTATTTAAAAATTTAATTTCTCCATTTAACGATGCAATAAGTTATATAAATCAAATTTTAGAAGGAGAAGGTTTAGGTTCGCAATTTGCGGGTGGATTATTAAAAGGAATTAAAAATGTTTTGGGTGGTCCTGTTTTATTTGGTACTGTTGCTATTATTACAAAAGTTATTGGTAATACTTTCAAAGATATCACTACAGCTATACCAACATTATTAGGAATAACGACACAAGCTCAAAAAAGAAAAGATGTTGAAGCTGCTATATTAGATATTTTACAAGGTCAATCTAAAGTTTCAATAGCATTACAAGGAGAACAGGGGAATTTAGTTAATCAACAAAAAATTTTATTAGATTTAGCTGCAAATCAAACAGCAAAATATCAACAGCAATTAAACATAGCTAAACAACTTTCTGCTGTATTGGTTGGTAAAAATATTCAAGTCGGTGGTGCTGGTTTACAAGTTGGAAACATTAAAGCTGGTGGTTATATTCCAATATATGGCGGTGGATACGTACCAGAAGGAGCAAGAAGAGCGGAAATGGCTGGAGCTATTTCGGGAGGCTATAAACCGGGTACAGTAGTTCCTTCTCCAGTTGGTGGTGTCATGAACACTGCTGAAACTATTAAATATGTTCCTGGATTTGCGCAGCCTTTTATTAATCCTCCGGAATATTCAAGAGCAGGAATGATGCATAAATCCAATGCGATTAGAGAGACTGGTGTAAATCCTTATCGCGCAGCAGGTTATATTCCTAATTTTGGTATCGGAGATTTCAAAGAATGGTTGAGAGGTAAATCAGGTGGTGCGGCGTTTTTAAATCAAGCAAATTTAAGCGATATAAATTGGTACAGACAAAATCCTCAATTAGTTGCTCAATTACAAACATATTTAGGTCAATACGAAGTAGAAACAAAAGAAAAATATGTACCGGCCACTTTAACTAATTTTCTTAAACAAACAGAAAGAGGTTTCACGCCAACAACAAGTGCTGAAATTGGTAAGTCAACTTTCACGGCAGAAAAACAATATAAAGCTGTTCCTGAAACTCCTTCTGTAGCACCGCAAATAAAAGCCGCTTCTGTTGTTGCGAGATGGAAAAGTTCAAAATCTTACGAAGCTGCTTATCCTGATTTACTAAAAATAATTAATGATCCAAATATTTCTCAAGAAGAAAGAGATAAAGTTCAAAACGTTCTTAAGCAAGGTTTCGGTAAAGCTTATGAAGAGTTTGCGTTAAAAGAAATAAAGAAAATGGGTTTTGGTGGTGCAGTTACTGCCGAATCAATAGGTTTATTTGGTGCAGGATCTGGTCAAACTGCTGTTGACGCAGTTGATTTTGCGACAAAAACATTTTTCGAAATCAAAGGTGGCGAAGTAGAAAATAGAAATATTAATGATAAATTTCAGAGAGTTAGAACTGATCCCGGTAATTTCGATATATTAACTAAAAGAGTTTGGAAGAATGTTTTAGTTGCGAATGAATATAATGAAGCCGCAAAGTCTGGCAATAAAGTAGTTTATATAAATCCAGTTGATCAACTTGATCCTAAATTATATTTGAAAGAAGGTTTTGGAACATCAACAAAAAGTTTCGGTCCACAAGCTATAACAGATGTTAGAGGAGAAATTTTAAAAGAAGCAAAAAGAGTTACTCCGGGGATTTCTGCTGGAGGATTTATACCTAATTTTGCGCAATCATCTGTGGCTGGCATTCTTGGTTATGGTCGTGTCGCTCAATCTTTATCAGAATTAAAAAAGCAAGGTTATGCTGATAAGATTCAGCTCGACGATAAATTATTTATACCAGAAATAATAACAGAAAAATTTGATCCCGCAACCCCTAAATATAAAGCTGCTGTAGAAAAAAGAAAAAAGATTTTATCTCAATTAAGCGAGGCAAACAGTAGTTTAGGCAAAGTATTTGAAAATGAAATTAAAGATAAATATCCTTATCTAAACCCAACAAGTTCTAGCGGAGAAATAAAATTTTCTAGTTCTTCGGCTTTGGATTTTATTTCTGATGGTCCCGATTTAATTGAAGGAAAATCTGGAAATTATAGTAAAAAAGCTGTTGAAGAGAAATTTTTAAGATTTCCATTCGAGAATTATACTAATCCAGAATACAATCAATTCTTAAAAGAATTTTCACCCGGCATAGATAATATACAGTTATATAAAAATAAAAATTTAAAATTAATAACTGCGCCAGAATCTATCGATAAACCACTTTTATATCGCGAAGCGGATGCTGCAAAATACGAAAAGAATTTAAATTTATTTAATTCAGCAAAAGGTTTTATACCTAATTTTGCTAAAAACTGGGTTTATGATTCTGATGTTTTTGAAGGAGGTTATGCAGGTAAATTTGAAAATCTTAAAAAATATATATTAGATAATCCAAAATTAATTAAAGATATTTTATTAGCTCCATCAGGAGCTGGCAAAACAACATATGCTCAGAAAAAAGGTTATTCTACAATTACCGATTTTAGTCAATTAACTGATGGCGATAGAGTTTTGCTATTATCTGGAGCCAATTTAACTAAAAAAGGAGGTATTAGCAGTTATTTAAGCGAACAAATTAAATCTGTAAACCAAACAAGTGGTAATAAATGGCTTGGAGAAGTTTCGGATGAATTAATACAAAGCCGAAGACTTCATAGAGAAACTACTACAGGAGTTACAAGAGGTAAAGGAGCGCCACTAAACGAACCCGGATTGCAAAAACTTTTAATGGATTTGGGTTTCAAAGGAATATCACTAGCATCAAGAGGTTTCATTCCTAATTTTGCTTCTGAAAATGCAATAAAAGCTATGGAAAGACTTCTTGAACCAGGTTCTGGAGCTTCCCTTGGAGAGATGGATAATGCTCGAAGATTTTTAAACAAATTAACAGGCAAAAAAACTGCTTTTGATTTTCTTGATATTTCAGATATTGACGCTCCTGAATTAGATTTTAAATCTAATCCGGGTCAAATTAAAATTGCTTATACAGACAAAAAGAATAACATGCGCAATCGTGTTGTGCAGTTAGGTTTATTGAATCAATTGATTTCAGATCTTCGTAGAGGTGGTCATAAAGAGGTTAGTATATTGGGAGCTAATATGCCCGGTATTAGGGAGCAATTAAGCGCGTTAAAAATCAAAGATAAACCTGAATATGAGGTTAGTGGCGGTTATCAATATTTTCCACTTTCTGATGGTTTTATTCCTAATTTTAAAGCATATGAAAGTAAAAGATTGGCTTCAGGTTTTGTTCCAAATTTTGCTGGTTATGCAGATTCAGTAATGCAATTAGAAGAAAACATAAGCGGAAACAACGCTGTTTTAGACACTACAACTGGACCTTATCCGTTTATAAGAAATAGCGGCCAACCTAATTTTGCCGCTGCGGTAGCTGATCATGGTGGCGAGAAAAAAGCTTTGCAGGATTCCATGAGCAATCAAATGTCTGTGGGTTTAATTAAAACAGCGCGTGGATTTATTCCTAATTTCGTTAGACCCGAAGTAAGCGAATCTCAATTATTAAAGGGTTTACCAGCTGGCACTGTTTTTGATGCGACTAATCGAAAATATATAGACAACTTAAATAAAATTTTAGCAAGTCTAGCTACAGATTTAACATTAACAAGCACACAGATTAATCAATTAAAAAATCAAGCTCAAGTATACGCTCGCGCTCTTGATAGAGCTAGTCAAACTAGTAATGCAGCTACAGCAGTTCAATCAGCATTAAAAGAATCAACGGTTAAAAGATTAGAAGCCGAAAAGAAACAAAAATTATCGGCACAACTAACCGCTGCTCAACAAAATACTCCGACATCACCCCGTGGTTTAACTGGTTTTAGTCAAGGAGCAAATAAATTTTTTAGTGGATCTGGAGGTATCGCTTTAAATTTAGGATTACCGTTAGCTGCCGGATTAGTTGAACAAACATTTGTCGGTAATAAACCAAGAGAAGAATTAAGTTTTGGTCAAAGATTTGCGGGATCTGCGATTTCAAACGTTTCATCATTAGCGTCTACAGGAGCAACTATAGGTTCTATTTTTGGTCCAGTTGGAACAGTAATAGGCGGCTTAACTGGCGCAACCGTTGCTCTTACTAAATCATTTTTTGATGCTCGAAGCACATTTTCTGATTTAGAAAAAGTTATTGAAAATTCAATTAAGAAAGATAAAGAATCTCAACAAAATTTACAGCAGTTTTTAAATATTACAGAAAAAATAGAAAGAGGCGGTTTATCTCAAAAAGAAGAATTTCAAGCTTTCAAAGAACAAAGAAGATTATTTCAACAAATACCTGCTACTGCAAGAGCCGGTTTAGCTCTTACTTCTTCAACTAAAGAAATTGGAGATCAAATTGAAAATTTTGGCAATCAAATAGACAAGACTGAATTAGCTAGAAGAACTATACCTTTAGGCGGTGCAGATATTACTCGTCAACAAAGTGATGAAGCTATTAAAAATTTAGCAGCACTTGCATCTGAAGATCCAGTTATTAAACAAATCGCAGAACAGTTAGCTGATAGAGATAAGGCAGCAACTTTATTGCAAAAACAAGGTTCTGGAAGTTTAGAAAGTTTATTAAAAACATCTGAAACTTTTAATAAATTAACAACAAAAGAACAAAAAACTTTTGCTGAATCATTAAGATCTGGTTTTAGAGGTTCTATGGGTAGAAGCGGAACTTTTGGAACTATTAATAGAAGAGCTTTACAAAATCAATTAGATATAGTTCAAGAAATTCAAACGCAAGCAGAAACTCGTAAACCAGAACAAGAAAATTTAGCACAAATATATTTTAAAATTAATCAAACATTTGCTGATCAAATCAACATAGCTAATCAAAAAATTGAACAAGAAAATTTTTCAGCTAAATTAACAAATTCATACAGATCTTTTCAAGAAAGTTTATTACAAAATATTTTAGATCCATTGGATGTAATAGCTGAACAAGGACAGAGAAATAAAGATATTTTACAAAAAGAATTCGAAGGAGCTAATCAAAAGGCAATACTTTCTTTAACTAAAAATTTTGTTGAAAATGTTTCTGGAAATCAACAAATCAGTAGAAATCCAAGAGTGATAGAACAATTAAAAAGTTTTTCAGAATTACCCGAAGGAGCAAGTTTAGAACAATTACAACAATTTATAAAAGATTTTAAAGGGATTCTTTCAGAAGAACAAACATTAAAATTACAAGGTTTACTTAAAGATTTTGAAAGAGAGAATTCTGATAGAGCGAAAAATTTAGAAAGAGATAAAAAAAATGTTGATTCTAATACTACTCAGAATGCTTTGAGAGAAAGAATTAATTTATTTGAAAAACAAATACTTGCTGATCGTTCTAATTTAGAGAATCAAAGGCTTAACACTTTGAATAAAGAACAAAGTTTAGCAAGAATTAAAACAGCTAAAGAAGAAATATTTCTAGGTTATGAGCCTAATCTTTATGGTCTTGGAATGCAGCAAAAATCTCAAAAAAGAATGGAGATTATGCAGCGTCAAGTTGGTAGAGACATTGATTTATTTGCAAAAACACAAATTCAATCTGCTAAAGGAGTTGGTGGAGTAATTGGATCTGAAGCTATTCGATTTGAAACGGAAAGAGAGAAATTAGCAACAGTTTTTGGCAAAGGAAGTGAACGATTTAACCAAGAAGTTGCAAAATTAAATAAAGCTCCATTAGCTCAACCTATTGAAGTTAAAAATATAGAAGATCTTGATAAATTAGTACAAGCTCAAAAAACTTATTCTGATAGTTTGAGTAAAAATGATCCTGAATATGCAAAAGCTAAAAACGCATTAACAGAATTAGAAAAAATTCAAGCGAGCATAAATACAAAATCAGAAGAAGAGCTTGAATTATTAAGATTAAAAAATAAACAAGAAGAACAAAGAATTCGTGATGCTAAATCTTTTAGAGTTGGCGTTCAATCAGCATTTGATGAAATAAAACAACAAAGTGAAACATTTCCAAATACTTTAGGAAAAACAACTGTTTTAGCATTTAGAGATGGATTGACAGGTGCTATTGATGCAGCAATAAGCCGAACAGATAATTTGAATAGCGCTTTGATGGATGTTGCTTCTGGATTTTTAAGAACGATACAGAGCGCATTCAATCAACAAATTGCTAATAACTTAATGTTGGGTATTGGATCAGCAATGCCTGGTTTTACAAAAGTAAATTTAGGTGCGCAAAGAGGAGGAATTATTCACGCCCAAGATGGTATTTATGTTCCATCCAACGCAGGCGGAAACGGAATGGCGATATCAGATTTTGGTCGTACTGGCGATGTTAATCCTGCGTTACTTGAAGACGGCGAATACGTATTAAATCGTAATGCTGTTGATGCAATGGGTGGACCAAATATTTTGAATGAATTGAATTTTAATAGATTTCCAAGATTTGCTAATGGAGGTCAAAATGCTGGTTCTGTTTCAGGTCAAATAAGTATGAATGAACCTTTTGCTAATCTTAGTGAATTTGGAAAAGAACAAAATCCAGAATTCAGAGCTTATGTTGATAGATTGCGCGAACAATATCAAAAAGATCAAGAAAAGAAAGCAAAACAAAAAGCGTTTACAAATCAATTAATCGCTACCGCTATAAGTGCTGGTTTTAGTATTGCATTGGGATCTTTAGCTGGTTCTGGATTGTTTGGTAAAACTGCTACATCAACATCTGGAGTTGAAAATATATTTTCTGAAGGCAAAGTTGGTTTAAGTTACGGAAATACTGTTATGAGGCCAACGATGAGTAATGTTTCCACTTCTAATTTAGCTAAAATGAGTTATGATATACCATACTCTCCAAGTCGTAATTTAACAGGTCTTTCTTATAATTTATATGGTCGTCAAACAGGTGGTTTAATGCGTTTCGCTTCAGGTGGTTATCTTCCTTATGGAAATCGTTTAAATGATACAATACCAGCTTTATTAAGCGGCGGCGAATATATTGTTAATAGTCGCGCTGTTCGTAGATACGGTGTTGGCGGTTTAAATAGAATTAATTCGGGAATTGCTAGATTTGAAGACGGCGGAATGGTTGGCGGTTCTGGAGCTAATGTCAATTCCAATACAGCTCAATCTTCTGCTCCTAATAATTTTAATATTAATATTACTGTTAATGCTAACAACAACACCGAAACTAATGAACAAGGCACTTCTACAAATGAAGAACTTCAAGACAGAAATGCTAGATTAGGTCAGAAAATTAAAGAAGTTTGTATGCAGGTTATTACAAACGAACAAAGAAGCGGCGGTTTATTAGACTCAACTAAGAAAAAATAAATGAAAAACGCTGTAGCGCAATATGAACAAAGTGTTTTTGTTAATGGTATTAAATTAAAAGGCGTTGCTTCTGTCGATGGTTCTTATAGCCATACATTTAAACCAATCAATATTCTTGGTCAAGGAGTTGTTAAAAATGTATTAGCTGAAGTTCCTCAAGCGGATTTTTCTATAACAAGAAATGTTGGATATGTAGATTATTTTGATCCTTTTATTACATCTAGTATTACAAAAAATGGAACAAAAACTTTAAGAGGATCATTAAATTATGGAACTAAAGTTTTTGGTTTTGAAACTGGATATTTAACTTCTTATTCTTATAACGTTAGTTATGGAAACTTTCCACAATCCAATATAGGAATAAAAGTTTATGGAGACATAGGAAGCGGTATTTATATAACAGATACTAATCCTAATGCTTATCTTTACGGTGAAGTAGGAACATTAAATGCGACTGGTCAAAAACCTGATAGTTATGATTTTCCAATTTATCCAGCGAATATTATTTTAACTTGTGATAATAGTTCTACTAATAGAGTAACTAATTTTTCATATTCTACAAATATTGCTTATGAAGAAATGTATATAACAAATTCAGCTTTGCCATTTCAAGTTTCACCTAAGTATCCAATTCAAGTATTAGTTGATTTTACATTAGAAGTTGATGATTACGAAAGCAAAAGAATGACTGATGCTTTATTTACAGGAGTTAATCAAAGTTTTTCGATTGATATATATGGTACTGTTTACGAAGATTCTCCAATTTATGGAACAGTTGCGGTTGACACTGTTTTTCAGAATAATGAATTAACCGCTGGTGATGGAACTCCTTTGTTATTTTATAGAGCAGGTAATTCAACTATAAAGCTTTTTTCATTTAATTCAGATCCAAATACTACGAAATTAATATCAGAACAAATTTCATCAACCGCTGATGATCTTACTACTGTGAAATTAAGTTATGTAAGTTATGTAAATGCTCCAGTAAATAATACTTTATTTGTAATCGATGCTATTTATCGAAGCAGTATCAAGAAAAAATCGCTTTTTAACCAGTTCGCGGATTCTATTGGCGATTATCAAACAGATAAAACTTAATTTTAAAGTTTTTATCGTGTATATTATAATGATATATGGCAAGTTCAATTCCAGAATTACCACAAGTTACAGAAATTCCCGATAGCGCTTTATTTTTATTAAGTTATGCTGGATCTCCATCTGAAATAGTAACATTTGAAGATTTATCAAAAAACTTTAAATTTCTACAAAGTCCATCTGGAAATGATTTATTGTTGGGCGTTGACGATTCTAATAATGGAATAGTAAGAATAACAAACAATAATAAATTTGTAGGTATTGCTAATTCCGCTTCATTTTCTCCGATTTCTTTGCTGCATATAAGCGGCGTTTCGGGATCGGATGTGAATTTAACTATAGAAAATCCAAGTGGATATTTAGGGGCTATTAGATTTTACGATGCAACTGGTTCTTGGTACGTTTCTAAAGATTATTTAAATAATTTTGCTATTAACGGTAATAATGGCACCACAATTGTAAATAATAGTTTGTATATTAATAATTCTGGAGATTTATTGATAACTGATGGTTCTCAATATTCTAAGACGGTTGTAGATTCTGGCGTTAACATTCAATTATCAGCAGAAAAAGGAATCAAATTAAGTTTTGACGATAATACGACTGCCAATGATTTAATTTTTAATCAAAACGGAATTAACACAACACATGATCTGTATTTAGGATATTCTTTACCAGCAAATGCTGTAAGCGGATCGTTTTTTGGCATTAGCGGTTCTATTTTTGTCGATAAAGATGATGGAACTGTAAGAATCTCTAATTTAGAAAGAGTTTCAGATGGTCGTTTGATGGTTTCTAATTTGCCAGTCGCTGGCGCTCCATATAAAACATTAGTATTAGAAGATTCGTCTGTTCCAAATTTATTTTTCAGAACAACTGGATCAACTGACACAATTTCTCTTTTATATAATCAGCCGCAATCTCAATTGCATTTCGGGCTGAATAAAGCTTCCGCTTCTGCTGTTTCTACAGATAAATTAATTGCAGATTTATCAAATGGTCGTTTAGGTGTTGGTGGTATTGATCCTGATTATACGCTAGATGTCAGCGGTAATCAAACACTCATTAGCAGATATCAAACAAATCAATCTAACGCTTTTACTAGAATTCAAAGCAATGCAGCAACCACAACAAGTTTTGTTGCTAGTGCTTATGGTTCAGGTGATTATAACTCTTTTATAATTGGATATGATTTTAATAAAGAAACAGCCGGACCATCTGGTCCAAGCGGTCCTTCTGGTCCAATAACTCGAAATGGCCAATTCTTTTTCCAAACTGGCGACTCTACAAATACATATAGCTCATCCAGAAATATAGTTACAATTTCAGATCAAGGAGATATTAATACAAAAGGTATTTATACTAGTGATGATAATTTTTGTTATGGTAAATTTTTACAAATACATAGAACTAGCAATCCAACTGGTGATATTATATATCTAAATTTAGATAATACTAATTATACTCAAAGCCAATATGGCAGTGTTGCATATCATTCATTGTTTCCAGCTTCTGGTAGAGTTATTGGCGTTGATTTTATTTGTCAAACAAATACGGGAATTTCTAATTCTACTGGTTATTTAGTTTTTACTTCTTATACAGGTTTAACTAATACTGGAGTTGGTGGTAATTATTACATAAGCGGTTTAACGAGTAGTTTGGCTGGTGGTTATTTGCAAACATGGAACACAAATACAAATACATATGTTAATCCGTCTTTAAATAATCACGCATTTATCAGTGGTGCTTTAACAGGTCAATCTTTATTCAATTTAAAAGGCAAAATAAATAATACAGTTGTTGGAAGTAAGTTTTACGGTAATACAAATAATTTAAGTTTTGATAGATATGATTTAGGATCTTGGGTTGCTTATGGTGTTAATTCGACAGGTGGATTTTTTCCTCTGACTGGCGCAATGAATTTAACAACAACAGTAGAATATTTTTATGCTTCAGATACAGATTCGGCATCTGGAACTTATATTCTATAATGGTAAAATTTTTAACATTTGAAACGACAGCGTTGAAACTGAATGATTCGGTTTTTCCTTGCAACTCTGTGGGATTTGGATTGCAAGCAAATACCGTTCCAGTTTTTAATATAGATGGTGATTTATTATATTATAGCCCAACAGCGCCGATTCAAGGGCAGTTGAAAACATCTTTTTATTTGACAGGTGCTTTGCCGGATTTTTTAAAACTAGAAAATCAAAATGAAAAATCAATAAATGTTTCATTCAATACTTTTTTTGTACCAAATGCTTATTTATCGGATTTAAGTTTTTCTGTAGATCCTTTTCAGCCTATATTGGTCAATACTTCTTTTGTTTTTTATCATGGTTTAACTGCTTTGCGCACAGATTTAAATGATAATCATACTAGTTTTTCTAATTCTCTAAAAACTCTTAACGGTTTGTCGAGTTATGTATTAACTAACAATAGAACAACATACGATCAAAATCCAAATGATTTTATTGTTAGTAATTTTAATTATTCATTTTCTGTTGATAGACAACCAGTTATGAGAGTTAAACAAAAAATACCGTCTCGCGTAGCTCTTAATCAAATTAACGCTCAATTTGAATTAAAAGCTAACAATTTAGACGGTCTTTTATCTATTTATGGAAACGATGCGATTTTAACGGCAGTTTTGAGGGATAATACAAATTTAAATACATCAACAAATTTATCTTTGACAGGCATTATTGTAGATCAGTCTTATAATGTTTCAGATTCAAATATCGGTGAAGCAAGTATTAAATTAACACAAACAATTAATAGAAAAAGAAATTTAATTACTATACCTTTTGAAATTGAAGATTATTCTATTTTTATACCAGAAGACGATACAGATATTCCGAATTCAGAGCCCAATCCTCCACCTGTTTGTGGTTGTCAATCATCAGATAATCAGCCGCCTCCACCTCCTCCGAAAGATGAAAGAATTTTAATAATCGATATACGTCGATTTTACGATAATACAGACAGAAGTACTGATTTTGGCACTCAAAGCGCAGGTTTTTATTGCAATGGTTCATCTCCGGGATACGAAGGATATTTAAATAATGGACAGTTTCGTAATACATTTAAATTAAAAAATGCTTTAAAAGTAAATGAAAATAAAGTTAAATTTAAAATATGGAATCCAGCTTTGCAAGATGGAGACACGCAGCTAAAACTTTCTTCTGACGCACCGTGGTATTCGGTTGGCACTATTAGTTTAACTCAAGCAGACGTTAATTATGTGATTAATTATCCAGATCCTTTACCAGATGGTGAAGAGTATTTTATAAAAAGTTATAAAGCTAGAGTTTTAGATTATAGCCCTCCTTTTCAATGCGGCCTGCCTGATCCAAATGATCCAGAAGGAATATTTAGTTTTACGGCAGCTGAATTAAAAAGTATAATTATTGAAGCTAATACTCTTCGCGCTACACACGGAGTAAATAAATTTTATTGTAGGTGGGTAGGCAGTTTAACTATACCTTATCCATGAAAGCCGTTAATGACTATAGAATATTAATGCCTAACATCCCGTATTATGAAACGGGAGTTAATTATAATCAATTTGATGTGGTTTATTACACGGGTATACCAGCGGGTTCTTATATAGATCCGGGTGGCACGCCAACAGAAACGATTAGTACTGGTCCATTTGCAACAGGTTATTATTACGCTAAGGGGAATTTGTCATCAGGAATAAATTATTTTTACATGCGTCCTGATTCTATTGTTAGTGGGCCTTCAGGACCTAACGTTTGGACGCAAGACTATTTTTTCGTTCCGTGTTATGGTTCGTCAATAAATTTCAAAGCAAACTATTTCGAAAATAAATTTCAGGATAATTATTATGTTGTTTTAGGAAAAAGCGCGAATGTTTTATTTGCGGAAGCTAAGTTAGTATTTAAGGGCGTTTCAGATAATGAGGCGAAAGCTTTAAACCATTTTTATCAGAATAGTTTTGTTAAAGATTCATTGCCGGATGGTCAAGGTCATAAAACAATTGATTTATATATTTTTCCTCCACACACTAAAAAGCGTCCTTATTATTTAAAAAGCATAGAAAATGATTTTGAAAACGTTAACTTAAATAATGTAACTTTAAACTTAGAGATGCCATTTATTTCTGTTACAGATTGGCGTGAAAAGTTGATTCCATATACAAATAAACAAAACTATAATGTTAATACAACATATTCAAAACACGATTACATTTTAATTAGAGACACAAACGGCAATAATGGTTTTTATTATTTTTCTGGAGATCAACCGTCTAATTCTAATCCAATAACAGATCCAAATTCGTGGACTCGTAAATTTTATTTTGAACCTGATTTGGTTCAGCAAATTGGTTTTGAGTCTGAAGTTTTTAAAAATGAATTAGGTAATTTTTATTTATATCAAGACACAAGTATTAATCCTAATTCTTTCGATTTTAATTTAACATTTAGTAATCGTAGTGATAAAGAAGCACAAGCTTTGTTGCATTTTTTAGAATTTTATAATGGTATTGATTTGTTTCAGTATGACATGTATACCTTTTTCACTGGAACAAGAAGTTTTTATTGTCCTGAATGGAGTCATACGTATAATTTTATTGATAATAATACAATAACCGCGAAATTTGTTGAATCGAAATTTACATATCAAAAAACTATTGATTTTAATACAATTTTGAATCCTACAGGTTTTGATTTTGGATTTTTGCCAGCTGGTTTTTCTAAAACACATAATTATTATTTAATAAATAAAAATAGAAAATATCCAGTTTCATATGGTATAGGTAACAAACAAGAAGGTCAAAATAACTCAAGTTCTTTTTTTAATATTGGCGAAGAAGCGGGAAGATCAATAAGCGTAGCAGCTGGTGGATCGGGATATTTTGACGTTAATTTTGCTATCCCTCAAACTGTTAGTAATTCAGCTGATACAAATATAACTGGTTATTTTCAGATTTTTCAAGAAAGCGAAAACATTGGTGTTTTTGGTCCTTTTTTAACGGGATTGTTTACTGGGCAAAGAGTAAATGTTGGATCTGCTGCTCCATATAATTTTCTATCTGGAGTTCAAAATTGTGTCGCTTCTAAAGTTTATGATTTTGATACAAGTTCAATTGGTTTGAAAGTTCGATGGACTATTCCAACAAGTGGTTTTTATTTTACTAAATTTATAGGTAAGTTGGCTACAAATTCTAGTTTAACATCTGCGACAGAAAAAACATTATCTGTTGATTTAAATAGTTCAACGAATTTATATGATATTGGTCAACCGGGTAAAACAACTTATGAATTAATTTTTAATAATTTATCATTTGATACTCCTTATTATGTCGGAATTAGTGGTCAAAATGATGATTATAGCAATGGAAGTGGAACTTTAGTTTATGCATCAGGCGTGAGTGATGTTGATGCGTGGCCAAATCCTACTGTTTTGTATCCAGCTGTTCAATCTGGTTTGACTCAACAAATATTAACACAAATAGGAGCTTCTGCTCCATCGATTACATTAACAAAAGATTTTTATAAATTAACAACAACTAATAGAAAATTTGATTATTTGATTATAGATGACTATATAAAACAAGTGGGGCCAGCAAAAAATAATTATTCTTTATTTTCTGGCATTGTTTTGAATTTTTCTAATTGTTCTATTGGTCCTTCAAGGGCTGATATTAATCATCCTTTTTATGAAAATTATGGATCGTTACTTATTAATGGTAATTATTCTGCGATGTCTTCTGGTTTGACGTTAAATTTTATTGATGGAACAACTGTTTTAGGGCAAGGTGGATCTATAAATAAAACAAATAATTCGTCTGCAAAGCAAGGAAAAAATGCTATTTACATTGATTGTGTGGGCGTTTTGAATATTAATTTAGATAAAAATTCAATTATTGCAGGAGGTGGTGGTGCGGGTGAAAATATTGACTTTATCGATGTAGTAGAAATAAAGGATAGCAAATATGGTCAATTAAAAACTGAATATAATAATATTGAATACAACAACTCTGGTTTAAAAGATCTTCGAAATAATGTTAAATATAATGCCAAAAAAACAACCGACTTTTTTAGAGCTTTTAATTCCCCACCCATAGTACCAAATGATAATTTTTCAACATTAGGATCTGTAATTCTAAATGATTTCTTTGATGTGGTAAATTCAGCTTCTCCTGTTGTTTATGGTTCTCCGGGCGCTTCTTATGGAGTGGGTACTGGTGTAAATTTTCAAAATAATTCTATATTTGTATCTGATGCTAATCAGTTATCACCATCGTCGCCTTACTCTTTATATATGTTAAATAACATGCAAGCGGATCTTTTCCCTCCTAACATAGGAAGACCATAAGAAGTAAATTCAAAAATAATTTATGCCATTTACATCAAAACCAAATCCATTAGTATCGCTATACGATAAGCAATCAATTCCCTCAATACCTCTAACGGTGTTTCAAGCGCTGCCAAACGAATCTTCATTTTTGAAATTAATTGGCGGTAACGGAGGTGCATTAGGTGAAAAAAGTTTTAAACCGCAAGTTTTTCTTTCTCAAGCTGACTTTACTGATGCAAGCACAAGACCAGATTTTACAGCAATCGATAAAAATTTCTTTTCTTTTAATGAAATAAAATCCGAAAACGATGCTGGTTATGCTATTCGTTTTGCAAATTCTGCTTCATGTACTTTAAATTTAGGAGCATATAGTGAATTTCCAGATTTAAACATTTATCAAAAAAGTAATTTGTTTTCTTATGATTATTTATATTCAGGGATTACGAATTCAAATTCTCCAATTTCAAATTCAGGTTCGTACGGTGATTTCACTTTAGAATCTACTGATGGTTCTATAACTCCTGTTCAAGATACTAGTTTATCATTAAATAAATATTATATCGATTTAAGACCCACTGGTTATGTTAATTCTAGCGATGTTCCTTTTACAACTTATGTTCAACTAAAAAAAAATCTAACAAATTTAAATTCTTTACAGAATTTATTTATGTTTCATGTTGTGGATTTTGATATTCTAGATATTTTCGCACCATATTTAACTAGTAATGGTTTAACATATACTAAACGTAGCAAAGAAGTTATAATATCAAATATTTCAACAAATGGTTTTACCGTTAATGATCGAATAAAAATAGAACATCCTGAAGGTTATTATGCAATAGCTGGAATAGTAAAAAGTACTAGTCCTCTTACAATCAAAGGAGAAGAAAATGCTGATGATATAATAAAAGAAATAAATTTACCAAATAGCGATTCGATTATTTTTCCGCCTGGATCTTCAGTTTCTGTTTTAGAGCAAAATACTATTAATAATGATCCTCTTGTTCCTACTCAAGAGCAAAAAGCTATTTTTTCTTCATTTTCAAATGGTTTAAATTTTATATTAAGCGTAGATAAGAAAAGATCTTCGGGTGCTGGAGCAGTTACAAAAGAAATATTCAATAACTTATATTTTAAATCTAATTCTTATAGCGATGGTTTTAGATCGTCAATTAATCAGGGTTTTGAAAGAATTGGATCTAGAAAATACGTTCAAGATCAATATGGGTCAGACGCCAATAAATTAGCTATTAAAAATAAAAGTAAATTTGGTATTGTTTATCACGGTTGCACTGTAAATGACAATTCTACTTTTACATTTAGATGTGGATTAAATCATAATGAAATTTATACTGAAACTTTTCGATCCACCTCTCCTTTTAGATCTGATAGTCTTGATTATGTTATAGCCAATGGAATTTCTAATCAAGCGAAAGGTGGTAATCACATGTATTATTCAAATAAAATATATGAGGTTTTAGTTTATAAAGACTTGAATTTTAATTTAGGCGTAGATCCAGTCGATTTGATTATTTCGTCTTTAATTAATAAATATAAAAATCGAGCATTTTTTTCTTCTGTTGAATTTCAAAACTCAGATATGTATTATACAAGTGCAGATAGAATAAATATATTAGGCAAAGTAAAAAAATCTTAATATGCCAGATATCGTTTCAACGCAAGCTCTTATCGATTTAGATCCAGATTCATTTGTGGATTTATTCGAAATTTATATTGATGAAACAACAGGTATTTTGCGTTTTCATGCTGGTAAAAATTTTGCTAAATTTATTGTTTACAGAGGAAATAAATATATACCTGCTCCAATAGAATATAGTGGTTTTGAGTTTTCTTCTGATGGTAAACAAAGTCGCCCAACCATCAGGGTCGCAAATATTAACGGAACCATTACTGATGTTGTTAAAAATAAAAATGATTTAGTTAATTCAAAACTTAAAAGAATAAAAATATTTGTTAAAAATTTAGACGATGAAAATTTTTCAGAAGGTTTAAATCCATTTTTTGGATATAGAAAAAAAAGGAATAAGATTAATGGATATGGAGCATCGTTTTTTGAAGAAAACTATATTATTAATAGAAAGACAAATGAAAATAAATACGTCATCGATTTTGAACTTTCAAGTCCTTTAGACTTCGAAAATCAATTTTTGCCAAATCGTAAAATTTCAGACAATTTATGCTCTTGGTCTTATCGTGGTTGTGGTTGTAATTATGGAAAAATTCCGTGGTTAAATTCAAATGCAAAAGGCCAAACAATACAAATAAATGACGATCAGTATACAGAGTCTGATATTTTTGGAAGTAAAATTAATATAGGTATTCCAATTGCTGATGAAAATAATAAACAATTTTATTCTGCTGATGGTTATGGTTTGTCTGGTATAAATTTTGCAGGTAGTTGGTCTAGTAACGTTCAATATACAACTGGTGATTTTGTTTTATATTCAGATTTTGTAAACTATGATTTTTTTGGAACGCAATTTCAATTTTCTGAAGACAATATAACTAATTCGATTTATGTTTCAATTTCTACAGGTAATTCAGGAAAAGATCCAAGATACCATAAAGATTTTTGGGTTAAAGATAACTGTTCTAAAGACTTGAGAGGTTGTAAGTTAAGATGGTATGGACATAGAGATGGATTACCTTATGGGGGATTTCCAGGTACAAGACCTTACAATTACGAGGTGTAATAAAAAAGTTTTATTGGATATTAAAAAAGGTCTTTTATCTCATTATCCATTTGAGGCGGGTGGTTTAATTGATTCATTTAAAAATATTCATTTTTATGAATCTTTGCATAATAATTGTCATCATTACTATCCACCTCCAGAATTTTATGTTTCTTTAATTAAAAATAAAATCATTTGTAGCTTTCATAGTCATTTACATATTTTAAAACCTTCAGAGCAAGATTTATTTTTTATTAAAAATTTCAATATTCCAATTATAATATATAGTTTGAATTACGATAGTTTTTTAAGTGTAAAATATAACAATGAAGACGATTGTCTTACATGGATTTTTTAAAAAGTTGGCTTGCGAGTCTTTCAAAAGCAATGTTCGTTCATTTGATGAACTTTTACATTGTTTATGTTCTAATTTTGAAGGTTTTGAAAGTAAAGTCAAATCGTTGTATAAAAAATTTGATGGTTTTATTATTGTTGTTGATGATAAAGTGATTTCTAATTTGAATGAAATTGATTTAATTATACAAAGAGCCAGGAAAATAGATTTAATCCCTGTTTTAAAATTTTCCGCTGTTGCGACAGCAACAATTGCTTTTACCAGTATTAAGGTCAATGCTCTTTTGGCTTTAGTAATTAATACGGTTATTTTTACTGCTATATCAATAGGTATCAGTTTATTAATATCTAAATTATTAAGTCCAAAACAACCAAATCAAATAAAAACCTCTTCATATATTTTTAAAGCGGAAGAAAATCGAGTAAGCAGAAATACGCCTATAGCTTTAAATTACGGAAGATTAAAAATAGGAAGCAATGTGATTAATTTTTTAAATTTAAATTCTGATTTAACAAGTCCGTTAGCATCAGCTAATAGTTCATCACCTACTAGTGTGGCGTCCAATTTCATTTCGGCTAGAATAAAATGAAAAAAATTATTTTACATGGGTTGTTGAAAAAATATTTTTGCAGCTCTTTTGATTTAAAGGTCAATAAATTTAAAGATATTTTTTTTGCTTTGTGTTCTAATTATGCAAATTACAATTTTAAAATGAAATCTTTGTATAAAAAATTTGGTGGTTTTGTGATTGTTTTGGATGGCAAAATTTTTCATAAAGATATTGATGAATTAGATTTTTTATTAACTGACGTTGATACTATTGAAATTATACCTTGTTTAGTGTTTGGATTTAGCGCTTTGGTGGTTGCATTAATTGCGATAGGATTGTCTAAATTTTTAGCTTATGTTGTTTCGTTCATAATCTTAATAGCGATAAGTATTGGTATAAGTTATTTAATTTCTTTATTGTTAAAACCTGGTGATCCAAAACAGCTTAAAACATCTTCTTATATTGTTTCAAGCAAAGATAATGTTGCAGCAAGAAATACTCCGATTGCGCTTAATTATGGAAGATTAAAAACTGGATCTTCTGTTATTAATGCTTGTTTATATAATTTTGATAGTTCTAATGCATCGATCACTTCTGTTGTTTTGGCATCATCTTTAGGTTCAATTAGTGTAAAAATTTAATTCAAAATGGAATATAGACTTAAATCGTTGGATGCTTTTGGAAACGCTATGAAAAAACAGGTTCCTCCACTGGAGGATTCACAAAAAACATTAGCTAATTTTGCTCCTTTTGTCGCACGGGATAAAAGTAATCTCTTGGAGTCTACAACCAAATATTTCGTTCAAGATTTAATAGGTGAAGGACCTATTGCGGGTCTTGTTGATCCAAAAGGAAATGAATTAGTTTTATTTGATAAAGGAGTTAATAATTCTGAAATTTTTAAAGGTGTTTATTACAATAATTATCCTGTAAAAAATTTTCATACTAACCAGTTTAATTATAGTAGATTAGAAATGTACGGTCGATTTGGTACAGAATTTCAAAGTTATTTACCTATATATGGTTTAAATGGTTTTACTTTTTCAAATCCAGGAGTTAGTTATAGCATTGAAAAAACTTTATACGGAATCACAGATGATATCTCAATCAACTTTTTTCATACAGCTAGACATGTTTCTGTTTTCCAATTAATAAAAGGAGGCGCTGCTAACTTTACGATAGGTGCCAAGCTTATTAATGGTCGCCAGATTTTTACTGAAGCCAATTTCGAGAAATGTTTCGGAGCTTATCACGAAATCAAAGATCCCTCTACTGATTATTTATTTTTGAGTTTTAAATTAAACGCTTTGTATACTGTCGGTGGTGATGGAAGCACAGGGACTAATACTTGTCTTCTTGGAATTGAAATTGGATATAAATTAAATCCTCTTTATAAATGTTATGTTTTACACAAAGTTACTGGTATTGCTACGTCTCCTTATGCGTTTGATTTATTTTTTGATGTAAGTGATTTCGATTTTGCATTGGGGCCTTATATTAAGGTCTATAATTTATCAAAAGCAAATGATCCTGCGGATTTTAAGAGTAATAGATCTGTTGGCGTTAGTTACGTAACAGAAGTAACTAGTTTAACATTTAAATATCCAAACAGCTGTTATTTTTTAAGTGTTTTTGATGGTAGAGGGTTTTCTCAACCGCCAAATCGCACATATGATTTAAAACTTTTAAAAATTAAAGTGCCAGAAAACTATGATGCAGAAGGTAAATATTATGATGGTTTTTGGAATGGAGAATTTGATTCAGTTTTAAGATGGACAGATAATCCAGCTTGGATTATTTATGATTTAATTACTAACTATAGATATGGATTAGGTAAATTCACATTTCAGGAGAGTTTAGCTGATAAATGGAATTTATATCGAATAGCTAAATATTGTGATGAATCTGTTCCAACAAACAACGTTTCTCGTTTTCCTGCGGTAAATATTCTTTCTCTTCATGCTGCGGCAACAGGAACTCCAGCCGGTCCCTCTGGAAGCGTATCTGATGCAAAAGATAATGTTAAAAATATAATTCGATTGTCTCATTCATCTTCAATGAATGGCTTTTTCAATGTAGGCTATAAATTAGATCTCGTAAGTTTAAAATTTTTAGATACTGATGAAGATGGTCAACAAATAAATGTTTTCAAAAGTTTTAGAGTTATTATTACGTCTGTTAAATTTGAAGATCCCGCAACACAGACTTGCGCTCAAATTGGATTTATACCGGAATTTGGGCTTCATAAAATTTTTAGTAAATTTCCAGATGTTAAAAAAGAAATAGAAGCAATTCTAGGCTCAGGTAGTGGTGATGACGCAAATCAATATGAAACAGCGATGAAAATTTTAATTAATGCATTTACTGCTGCTGCCGCTTTAAGCCCCGATAATCCTTTTTTTAATTTTATAAATTATATAAAAAATTTATCCGTTTTCCCAGATTTAGAGTATGTTTATAATTCTGGTAAGGCGGCGGCTCAATTTCCGGGTTTCTTTCCTTTAACAGAACCTCGATTTAGAGCTAATATTTCCTTAATAACAGAAACAGATGTAATTAATTTATTAAATAATGTTGCTTCTACTTTCAAAGGTTTAACTTATTGGTCAAATAATTTCGTTAATTTTGATAATGATAGGCCGAAACCTTCTTGTTACTTTTTTACAAATTCTAACGTCAAAGATGGTATTTTTAATTATATAGGATCCTCTAAAGATACAAGATATACTGTTGCTAAAATTGTATACGCTGATGAAACAGATGGTTTCAAAGATAAAACTGTTTATGTTGAAGATCAAATTAACATTAGACGATACGGATATGTAGAAAAAGAAATTTTAGGTTTTGGTGTTACATCAAAATCTCAAGCCCGTAGAATCGGTGAATGGTTTTTGATAACAAATCAAATAGAAAAAGAGTTAGTGATTTTTACTGCTGGTCCTGAAGCTCTTCTTTTATCTCCGGGTAATGTAATTTCCATTACTGATGAATTAAAAGTATCAGGAAGAAAAGGTGGTCGCGTAGTTAGTATTGTTAATAATATAATTGTTTTGGATGATAAATACGATTTTATTCAGGGTGGCGACATTTTGTCTTTTATTATTCCAACAGAATCTATTACTCCGTCATATTTAAATAAAAAAAGCAACGAAGGTAAAGAAATTTCAGATTCTGAAATAGATAAGTTGAATGCTGTTTATTTATATAAATTTGAAGTCGAAGGTACGGGTCTTGATGGAAATTTCAGAACACAAATAACTTTAAAGACATCTGGGCTAACAGATGCGGAGCAAAATATTCTTTTTTCTATCGCTCCATCGACTTTATGGGTTTATGATAAAGATGATTCAAATCCATCTGTCGCTTATAGTAAACAATATAGAATTTTAGGGATAAAAGAAAAAAGTCAAGTGGAGTTTGAAATTACTGCTGCTGAATATGAAGTTACTAAGTTTAATTATATAGAAAACAAACAAAGTTTAAGTACTAATAATTTATTTTCGGAAAATACAAGCAATATAACTCAAATAATTCCTAAAAATCAAGTTCCGGATATTGATGTATCCAGATCTGACTACGTATCTAACGTATCACAAACATTTAATATTAATGATAGATATGATTATATAATTCCATCATTTGATTATTCTGATGACAAATATAGTTCCGTTGTTTCAGTTTTAAAGATTAACAATGGTAAGCTTTTTAATGATTTTAAAGACGTGAATAACACGGGATCTACAGCATGTGTTGGTTTAGTTATTGAATATGTTTTGAATTCAAAAAAAATATCATATGTTTGGAGGGTGGGCGATGCTGCTTCCACAACTATTGCGAGACCAATAAACGAAGTGTCGATATCTTTTGAGAGTTTAAGAGTGTATAAAATAGGTATCAATGATGAATTTTTAAATTAAATGTTTCAGCCTCCTCAAGTAATTAGTGATGGTCCTTACAAGATAACTAATTTATCTTGTAATTTGAGCTTTTTAGAAATTGATAATCAACAGACATACGGTTTCACAACTGATGTCAAAATGATTTATGTTAATGTAAATCAAAATGATGTTGAGTTAAATTGGCAAGTATTAAAACCAAATTCTACAGAACAGGCTAATTTAGAGGATGGAATTTTTTCATGTTTTCAAGTTGAATTATTAGATGAAAACAATAATCTTGTTCGAGTATTAAATCCATGTTTAAAGCAGTCATTTTTTTATTTTGACGATTCTTCTTTATCTTCTTTATCCATAGGGCTTTATAATGATGTTAATTATTTAAGAAATTGTAGAATAGCTGTTACTTCATACACTTATGACGGAAAAATTTCAAAAGCGATTTTTGTTTTAGAATATAAAATATCTAAATTTTCTAATGTGCAAATTCATTTGGGTGGAAGTATTTTTGTTAGTTACGATTTAGAAAATAGAGATTCAGTTTCTTCCATTGCAATACAAAAAAGCGCATTTGATGGTTTTGATAATATCAAAGATGAAATTTCAATTGAAAATGGATCTTTAATCAGTTATCCCGCTGGCGCACAAGAAAAACAATTTTATCGTTTAGTAACTACTGATTATTATAATACTGGCAATTTTTATAATTTAGGTCAAATAAAATTAGATCCTTTAAATACGGATCTTTTTGATTTAAAACCAAAAAATATTACTGGAGCAATTATTGTTAATCATGATCCTGTAGCTGATTCTTTTGAAAGATTTTTGTTTGTTAAATGGGCTAAAAATGTTTCTAATATTGAAGTTGATTATGAAATCTATTTAAATAAAAGCGGCGTTTTTCAACCGTCTAATGTTTTTTTCTATCATGCTCCTAAAATTAGTAATATTGATTATATAGTACAAAATACTGGAACCGATTTAATTTCTTATTCTCAAGTAGGAATCAATCCTTACTATTCTGGAAATAATTATATTCCAGTTTTTTCTCCCTCTGGTGAAAGCGGTATTCAGTGGATTCCTCATACTCTTTTTACTGATAGTAGAGGTTCCTTTCCTCAAGGAGTATATCCAACTGGGGCATTAGATGAGTTAGATAGATTTACTTTTAACAGTGGGTCGATTAATTCGAATAAAATATATTTAAATTATTATTACGATACTGGTTCGGGTTCTTTTATTTTTTCTTTACCCAACATTTCATCAGAAAACTGCTCTTATGATTCTGGTTATTTAAATGGATATGTTACCGGAACCAATACAAGTGGAACTGGAGTTAATTTCTTTACTGATTATACTGGTGTTTTAGTTGCGCAAAGACTTAATTTTACGTTTCCAAGCGGTTCAATTGTTATTGCTGAAAATGAACCTTGTTTTTATATACCAATTTCAATTGCTGCTAATTACGAGGTTAAAGTTAGAGGTATTGTTGCTGAAGGTGTATATACTGATTTTTCTGATATTGTTCGTTTTTCTCAAAGTGGAATTGATTATGCCACAACAGGCGTCAAAAAATTAAACTTTTTAGAAGGAACAGGCGTTAGTGGTTATCTTTCTGTATTTAATGGAGAAAATACTCTCACAACTGGAACTTTATATTATAGCGGAACAAATAATTTAGTTTTTACAGAACTACCAGATGTTACAACAACCGCTACTGAATATTTAGTAATAGAAAATAATATAATTAAAAAACAAACTGGTTCTGGAGGAAGCGGGACTTCAGGCTCCAGTGGCACAAGCGGTTCATCTGGTTCGTCTGGAACTTCTGGTTCGTCAGGCACAAGCGGTTCTAGCGGCACAAGCGGTTCTAGCGGCACAAGCGGTTCATCTGGTTCGCCTGGAACTTCTGGTTCGTCGGGCACAAGCGGTTCTAGCGGCACAAGCGGTTCTAGCGGCACAAGTGGTTCATCTGGTTCGTCT